AATGGATCACTTTAGTAATCGCATTAGGTTTCTTTTTATTAGTCATACCTAGAGTTGGGTTATTATGGTCAGCATTATGTTTAGTAGGTTTCTATTTTGATATCGCAATTGCAAGTGGTTATATGTGGACTTCAAGAATGATACTTATAGATTGGTCATCTATTGCAATAATAGGAAGTATAGTTTGGACACATTTAATATACAATAACTTTGCAAGAGAAAATAGATTAAAGTTACAAATAAAGAAACAGTTTGAACATTATCTATCACCAGATATGGTTAAGAAGTTACAAAAGAATCCTAGTCTATTAAAACTAGGTGGAGAGACAAAAGAGTTAACATTCTTGTTTTCTGATATAAGAGGATTTACACCTATAAGTGAAAAGTATAAATCAAATCCACAAGGTTTAACAGTTGTAATTAATAAGTTTCTAACACCCATGACAGATATCATTATGAAGAATGGTGGTACAATTGACAAGTACATGGGTGATTGTATAATGGCATTTTGGAATGCTCCACTTGATACAAAAAATCACAAAGAATTAGCAATTAAATCAGCACTAGAAATGATTGACAAACTAAAAGAGTTGAATGACACTAATGGTTTTGGAGATAACAATAAACTAAATATAGGCATAGGTATTAACTCAGGTAAAGCTGTAGTAGGTAATATGGGATCAGAACAAAGATTTGATTACTCTGTTCTTGGTGATGCTGTTAATCTCGCAAGTAGATTAGAAGGCGTATCTAAAAACTATGACGCAACCTTAGTTGTTGGTGAAGATACCTATAAGGATGTTTCTACAAAATACAATTTCAAAAAATTAGATGATGTTCAAGTAAAAGGTAAATCGAACAAAGTAGCAATATATTCGGTTTATGCTAATTAACCCTTGACAACAAGGAGTTAATAGTGTAGTTTAGTCATGCAGACGGAGTTTAAGGCCTTCGTAGGCGTCATTCGATACGCACATCATAGGTAAGACTATGCACCCTTTGTGAGAATTTGGCCATTCTCAGTCTGCATACTAAATCAACGGATTCGAGGATATTCAGTAAAATACATCAAAAACCCCCTAAAAAGTCTTTCATAGCGACACGCTCAGACAGCTTTCAACCCCTTTTGATAGTAGGATACCCCCCTAAAATCGTTGATTTTATTGATTTAAATAACCCTTGACATTTATCCGCTCAGGGTGTATTATGGTACACAATAAACTAAAAGGATCAAAATGATAAAAATGATAAAAATAATGTTTTGGATATTCGTAGGATTTTCCTTTACATATGTACCATGGTCTAAGGTATCTTTGTACTTAGGACATATATTTCTTAATCTAGCAGGGGCAGGAGCATAATGGCATACGAACGACAATTCAAACATAAGAAACAATGGCAACATAAAGAAGGTGGATATAAAAAGAACTTTCAAAAGAAGAGAGACGATTATATCAAACCCGAAGGTCTTCAAGTCATTGTGAGAAATAATGATATTCAGAAAGCATTAAGAAAACTTAAACGAATGGTCAAAGATAGTGGTCATATGGAAGAGTTGAAAAATAAAGAATATTATAGAAAACCATCTGAGATTAAAAGAGAGAAAAGAAAAGCAGGAAGAGCAAGATGGTTGAAGAAACAAAAAGACTTAAAGTTACAGCGTGGATATTAAATGATAACAATATATACAGGTCCAAATTGTGGTTATTGTGTACAAGCAAAAAATCTATTAGAGAGAAACAATATTAAGTTTGTAGAAAAACCTATTGCAGAAGGTACTAACTTAAATACAATGTTGACTTTTTCAGGTGGAATGAAAACGGTACCACAAATCTTTGGTGAAAAAGATGGTGAATGGAATCACATAGGTGGATATACTGAATTAAGAAAATTAGAAAAGGATGGTGGATTATATCTTTATGAGTGATGACAAAGATGACGGTGATAGCAAAATAATTAAAGGCCCTTGGTTAGGTGATGATGAAATCTCAGAAGATGTAATTAAAGAGATTGATAGAATTATTGAACAAGAAAAACTTGATAAGGCAAAAAGACAAAAACCAATTGAAGAAAAAATAACTGTTGCTCTTATAGAATATTTCCAAGCCGCTAATAATAGAAAACAACAATTAAAGGCTCTGGCAGATTTAAATAATTCAAAGGCATCTATGATTGAAGGTTTAAGATTAGAGAATAGAAAATTGAAAGAGATAATTCCATTGTTAGAAAAACAAATAAAAGAACTAAAAAGAGATAATAAAATATTATCAGAAGACAACGCAAAGAAAAGAACATGATTGAAGATTTACTAGAAGATATTAAAAAATTAAGAAATGAAATGGTACAGGCAAACTGGCCTGCTCAAAGATTAAGTGATATCATTTTAAAATACGAAGATAAACTTAAGGCAAAAAAAGATACACCACACGAAGAATGGATTGAAGGTTATAATAAATGGAAAGATAGTCAATGATTATAATTGATATGAATCAAATTAGTGTTGCTAGTTTAATGATGCAGTTATCTATGGAAAAAACAAAGATCGTAGATACAGATAAAGTTAGACATATGATTTTAAACTCTATTAGAATGTATAGAACACAATTTAATAAAGAGTTTGGTGAAGTAGTATTAGCATATGATAGTAAACATTATTGGCGAAGAGATTACTTTCCAAATTATAAATTGAATAGAAAAAAATCAAGAGATAGAGATAAGAATGATTGGGAATCAATCTTTAATACTCTTAATTTAATTAAACAAGAATTAAAAGATTATCTACCTTACAAACATCTTGAGGTTACAGGTGCAGAGGCAGATGATATAATCGCTACAATTGCAAAGAATTATCCAAATGAAAAAATGATGATAATTAGTGGCGATAAAGACTTCATACAACTACATAAATACAATCAAGTACAACAATATAGTCCTATTTTGAAAAAGATAGTAAAGGGTGATGATCCACTTGACTATATAAAAGTACATATACTAAAAGGGGATTCGTCTGATGGTATACCAAATGTATTGTCAAATGATAATGTATTTGTTGAAGGCTTAAGGCAAAGACCTCTAAGTAAAAAAAAGATCGAAGCGTGGAAAGACGGTGAGTTTGAAGGTACTACGGCAAGTCAAGAGATTATAAGAAATTATGAAAGAAATAAACAACTTATAGATTTAGAAAATTGTCCTAGTGAACTACAAACAGAAATACTTAAACAATATACCGAAGCACCATGTGGTGATCGAAGTAAAATATTAACTTTCTTTATCGATAAACGATTAAAGGAATTAACTGAAAGTATAGGAGACTTTTAACATGGCAAATCCAACAAACGCAATGAGTCAGATGGTTGACAATTCATCATCAGCTTTATTATTATCTGAGATATTAGATAAAGTACATAAGGCAAAGACTAAAGCAGATAAACTAAAAATCTTAAAAGATTATGATAGTCAATCAATGAGAATGATTATCAAATCTTCTTTTGATCCTAAAATTGAATGGGTGTTACCAAAAGGGCAAGTACCATATAAGGTAAATGATGCACCTGCTGGAACTGAACATACAAGACTTGCAAGTGAAGCAAAGAAATTATATCACTATATTAAAGGTGCTGATAATGATACGCCTCAAGTAAGAAAAGAAACTATGTTTATTCAATTATTGGAAGGTTTACATTCGTCAGAAGCTGAACTTGTTATAAATGCAAAAGATAAAAGATTGCATCAAGTATATAAAGGATTATCGAAAGACTTGGTAAAACAAGCTTTTGATTGGAACGAAGATTATAACAGAAAAGTTTAATCATGCGAAAGTTGTTAATCGCTGGAGGCGATAGCAATACAGATGATAATTATGTTTCAGACTTTCATCCTGAGCTTAAATGCGATTGGAAGAAATGGCCTGAAATACTTGCAGACAAACTTGATATGGATTTTATCAATCTTGGTAAATCAGGTCAAGGGCAAGAATACATCTATACTTCAACTCTAGAAGAAATACACAAACATGATGTTTGGGATATAGGATTAGTAGTCGTAGGTTGGTCTACAGCTCCACGAAGAGATTATTATGATAATAATAAATGGTGGGCAACAAGGTGGGATACTCTAGGCGATAGTGAATACTTCATAAAAAGAACATTACAATTTCAATACAGTTTACAATCAGTTTGTGAAAACTTAACAATTCCATATAAACAATTAAGTATGCTACAACCTTGGCATCTACCTGAGGGATTTGCCTGTGGTGCTAAGGGTGGTAGTGAAACAGAGAAATGGCCTGAGGCAAAAAAGTCATTTATACCTGAGGAAAAATGGATTGCTAAATTTATGTCAGAGACTCTTTATCAGAAAATAAATGATTACAATTATATTGGATGGCCAATACATAAAAAGATTGGTGGATTTTGTGGTTTTGATTTTTTAGAAAAAGAACATAGAATTAGTGAAAGAGATTGGCACCCTAATGAGAAAGGTCAAGAAAAATTAGCAGATATGATTTTCTTGAATATGATGAAACATGAAACGCTTAACTGATTACATTGCAACATACGAAAACAAATTAGACAAAGTAATATGTAATGATTTAATTGCATACTATAAAGAAAATGCATCTTGGAATAAATCAACATTTTCAACTAACTTAAATAATACTGGTACCTCAAGTGTTAGTATGAATGAATATTGGATACAACCTAAAGATAAATTTTATAATGTATTATCAAAAACTTTTAAAAGCTCTGTTGATGAATATATCAGAAAATGGACTCGCATCACACCAATTGTATATACAAATTTTAGGTTAAACCATTATGGTGAAGGTGGATATATGAGAAATCATGTTGATAATATTTACAAAAGTCATGGACAACTATATGGTTATCCACATGTAACATCTTTATTATTTTTAAATGATGATTATGAAGGTGGTGACTTTATGATGCTTAATCAAACAGAAAAATTTAAATTAAAACAAGGTAGTACTATTGTTTTTCCTAGTAATTTCATGTACGATCATGAAGTTGCTAAAGTTTTAAAAGGAAATAGATATACCTGTATGACTTGGATAATGTAATGACATATTGTACTGGCAGACTTGAACATCAAAAAGTATTTCCTACACACATTTTTTCGTGTGATGGGTTTTTCCCAAATCATGAAGAAATTTTAGATACAATCAATTTAGGATATGAGCCACATTTACCAAATTGGCAATCAAGACCAAATCTACATAAAACAGGTGGAAAATATTTTGAAGAATTTGCAGAATACATTAAACTTGCAAATAAAGAAATATTAGAATCTTTACAATATGAATATGATGATATGCGTATTTCAGATATGTGGGCAAATGTATTGAAGCCTGGAGAGTATCACGCCCCACATACACATTCAAATAATTCTTGGAGTGGTGTATGGTATGCAGAGGCAGAAGAAACCTCTGGTATTTGTTTTTCTGATCCTAGAGTACAAGCAAGTGTTATACAACCTGCATCCAAACCGAATCTAGATAACGCAACAGTATTACAATATGCATCAAAAACGAATCGAATCTATCTATTTCCTAGTTGGATTTATCATTGGGTACCTGCATTAAAGGGGAACAAAAGTAGAACATCTGTTTCTTGGAATATACAACTTATAGGAAATGTAGGAAAATCAACGGCTTTTCAGAGTGCATTTTTTCAATAAGACCCTTGACATCTAACCCTAGATGTGGTAATATTAAGAATAACAAATAGAGAGGTCAAATGATAAAAGTAGAAAAAACAGCAAATACAATAGACGAAGGTATTAAAAACCTTATGTCAGGTGCAAAAGATGACTATAAAAGATGGTCTTCTAAAGCACACGGCGAACAATCACAATGGGCAAAAGATTCTGTTGCTGATTGGGATAATAAAACAAAAGTTATGCCTGGTAAAAAGTACATTAAGATTGTACAAGATACTGGTGTTTTTTGTTTTATCGCAAAAGAAGACTTTAAACATTTTAAAAAAGGTGATATATTAAAAGCGGCAGGATATAATAAACCTGCGTTAAACTCTGCAAGAGGAAATGTATTATCTGGTAATTATAATATTCAATGGACTGGTCCATTGTATTTAAAATAGAGAGGTTAATATGAAAAATAAAATTATGAAATTTACATGTACATTAATGGCCGTAGTTGGAACATTATGTATGGTAGTTGCCGTCGGTGCAATCGATGGTGGATACAAAGGAGTACCCATGAATGACAATTGGTTGTTATGTGGTACTATGACATTATTAGGTATTTCTAGTTTTATCTTGAGTCTATATGCTCAAGAGGCTAGTAATAATTAAGAATTTAGAGTTTGACTCTTGCGACCTCTCAACCTCATCATCAAAAGCAAGAGTCTTCATCCACACTATATTATGAGGTTGAAGTGAAAAGTGGATGCATAGTAGGGGGCAACATTCTGTTTGACCCCCTACCTTTTTTTATGGGTAAAAAATGAAAGAAAAATATTCTAGACCGTCTTCAATATACAGTTTTCCTATGCCTGATTATAAGTCGCATACGAGAACAAACGATATTCCTACAAGTGACAAAATTGCATATGTAACACCAAGAAAGACTATTCCTAAATTAGTTTTACCAGAGGGTAAGGCAGTTAGTATTGCATACAACAAAGGTGGATATCAACTAGTAGATAAGGAAGATTTGAAAAGTGTCTAATAATAAAAAACAAATCAAAAGAAAATTTACAGGTAATATTGTTGGTGTAGATGGTGGAACTTTACGACAAAGAAAAGATGTGTATGAAATGTGTTTTTGGTTTATGGATAATTACTTACCTAGACATAGATCATTAGATATAGACATTTGGTTAAGAAGAGCAAAAGATATTGATGATTGTCATGGGTGGACAGAACGAGGTGACAGTGGTAGACAACATTTTGAAATAGAATTAAATAAAGAATTAAAAGGTGATGATTTTAGTACATTGGTGTTTCATGAACTTGTACATGTACAACAATATGCAAAAGGTTGGTTAAAAGATTTAAATAAAAAAGGTAGTAAAGTTTGGTGGAGAGGTTTTCAATATGAAAATTTTGATTATTATAAACAACCTTGGGAACGACAGGCATATAGAAATCAAGAAAAAATTAATAAAGAGTGGAAAAAGTATTTAAAAACAAGGACAAGAAGAATATTGACAATTGATGTTAAATGATATAGAATGGAATCATGAATATATTTTGTTTAGATAAAGACCCAGTTAAGTCGGCTCAAATGATGTGTGATAAACATGTTGTTAAAATGATATTAGAGTCTGCTCAGATGTTGTGTACTGTTAAAAGAGTATTAGACGGTACTGAATATACAGACCTTACAAAGAATGGTCGTAAGATAAAAAGATGGCGATTAAATAACTCTAACGAAGAAGCAATTATTTACAAAGCAGGTTGGTTAAAACATCCTAGTACACAATGGGTTATGAAATCTGCTTACAATTACATATGGTTATATAAACACATGATGGCTTTAAATGATGAATATAAATTAAGATACAATCATACAAAAGACCATATGTGTGTTCAAAAACTAGGTCAGTTATTAAAAACACCACCTTACAATGCACCTATTAATGTTAAAGGTACAGACGCTACACCAGCAATGCCTGATGAATGTAAAGTGCCAGGTGACGCTGTTGCTAGTTATCGTAAATATTATATAATGAAAAAGAATAGATTTGCTACTTGGAAGATTCCTAGTAGAAAACCCAATTGGTTTACAGAGAGGAAAAATGCCCACTAAGAAAGATAAGTATCAAAAAATTTTAGATAGATTATGGTTTTGGACAAAAACATTATTTTTTGTTTCAATAATTGCTTATGGAACATATATTTTTGGAACTTATAATCCTAGTGGAAAGGCAACAGAAAAAATTAAGAAACAAGTTGAATCATTTCTTATTGAAAAGATAATTGCATTAGATTTACAAGAGCCTAGTTTTGAATATGTAAATGAAAAACAATTTGTAGTGGCAATGCATAAATGTATTGACTATATTAATTTTACAACTAAGTTAGAAAAAAGAGTACCTTATGAAATGATAATAGGACAAGCATCATTAGAATCTGCTTGGGGTCAAAGTAGATTTGCAACAGAAGGTAATAATTTATTTGGAATAAGAACATGGACAGAAACAACACCACATCTATTACCACAAGGTGTAGAAAAATGGCCAGGTTGGGGTGTAAGAAAGTTTAAAACAAAATGTGCAAGTGTAAAAGAATATATAAGATTATTAAATGAACATTATGCATATGCAGAATTTAGAAATTTGCGTAAGAGTATGTTAGAAAGTAACAAACCCTTAGACTCATTGGTGTTAATTAAAACACTTAATCACTTTTCTACAACGCAAGATTACGATCAAAGAGTTATAAGGTTAATTAAAAAAATAAGAAAAATGGAGTCGGAATGATAGAAATATTTCTAGAGACTACGAAAGAACTACAAGTATTAGTATTATTTGGAATAGTTGCCGTAGCATATTTGTCATATAAAAATATATGATTTTATCCTTGACAATGAGCATTGGATATGTTATCTTAGCATATCTCTTTGTGATTTGGTTATTGTGGAAATGGAACAATGAGATAAATGACAAGGATAAATAATAATGCCAGGAAAATGGGATGGGCGATCAAGGATAACGACTAAGTTATATAAGGAGAATTATGATAGGATTTTTAAAAAATCTGTTCAAAAGAAAAAGCAGATTACAAAAGAAAAATCTAAAGAGAGTAAAAAGAAAAAATCTTGATGCACA